ATGAGACTGAAAGTATTGATTCAGAAAAAAATACAAAATTATACAGTTGATCAAGGCGCAACCTTTGAGAAAACGATAGGTGCAGAAAATTCGTCTTCTACTGCTGTGACCATTTCTTCTGGTACGGTTGCGGGCGCAGTGATCAAAAATTTTGCATACGCAAATACCCTTCAAGCATTCACAACCTCTCTTACTGGTGCAAACTGTACCTTTTCGTTGACTGCAACTCAAACAGCAGAACTTGTAGAGGGAAAATATTATTATTCTCTCAATTACACCCAAAGTGACGGAACAACCAAAGAACGACTTGCAGAAGGACTCATTACAGTCGAAGCATCTGCCTAAATCAACAACGGATAAATGAAACTATGTCATCAACACAACCAGCATCAACTACAGAATTGAAAGAATATTGTCTGAGAAAACTCGGCAAACCAGTAATTGATATCAATCTTGCAGATGAACAGATGAATGATATGATTGATGAATCAATCCAAATGTTTCAAGAATATCATTTTGATGGAACTGAAATACATTATTTACCAGAACAAGTGACTGCAAGTACATTGACCTTTGCAAGTGCATCTACTGGAACATTTACTGCCGATGAAACAATCACGGGCGGAACATCAAATGCAACTGCAAGAACACATGAAGTAACAAGTACTACCGTTCTGAAATTCAAAGAACACAAAGATGGAAATGGACTCCGTGCCGCAAATACTTCTGGTGCTACATTTGTTGCAGGAGAAACAGTAACAGGTTCAAGTTCTTCTGCAACTGGAACAGTTCATGCAACACAAGCAACAGCCGTTTTGTTTGGAAATGCAGATACACGATATTTAACAATTGATGATACGATTATTGGAATACAAGATGTTTTACCAATTAGTCGAGCACTTTCTTCAAATGATATGTTTTCGGTTGAATATCAGTTTAATCTAAATGAACTTCCAAGTGTTCTTCAAGGTGCTGGTGGATTGGCCTATTTTGCATCCACTAAACAGAATCTTTCTCTTTTGAATCAAATGTTTTCAAGTGGAACATCACGACAAATGAGATTCAATCGTATGACAGACAAACTTCATCTGGATATGGATTGGGACAACGCAGTTGATATTGGTGATTGGATTATTGTTCAGTGTTTTAAAAAGATTGATGGTGCAACTTATACAGAAATATATAATGATATCTTCCTGAAAAAATATACGATTGCGTTATTTAAGAAACAATGGGGTCAAAATTTAATCAAGTTTGAAGGAATGCAGTTGCCAGGTGGTGCAACTTTAAACGGAAGACAAATTTATGATGATGGAAACACAGAACTAGAACGACTTGACGAGGAATTGCAACTGAAATATCAGGCGCCTGACAACTTTTATGTAGGATAATCGAATGGCTACAAATTCATATTTCCGCAACTTTGATGCGAAAAATGACCAAGAACTTTTACATTCGATTGTCACCGAATCAATTAAAGTAACTGGTTATGATGTAAATTATATTCCTAGAACCCTTGTCAATGAAGATACGATTCTTGGCGAGGATTCTATTTCCGAATATAAAGATGCATATTCGGTGGAGATGTTCATTAAGTCTGTTGATGGTTTTGAAGGTGAAGGAGATCTCGTTTCTAAATTTGGTCTGGAAGTACGTGATCAAATCATATTTTCACTTGCAAGACGAGCATGGGAAGGTTTGGATATAGGAACTCGGCCGAAAGAGGGTGATCTCATCTATTTTGGTTTGACCAGTAAACTCTTCCAAATCATGTTTGTTGAACATGAACTACCCTTTTATCAAGCAGGCGCACTTCCAACATTTGATCTGACTTGTGAACTCTTTACTTATTCTGATGAAGCCCTTGATACTGGAATAGACACAGTTGATGATATTGAACGAGAACAATCTTTTGTTCGTACATTTGAACTGTCAGGTATTTCTGGAACGTTTACTGTAGGAGAAACAGTCACAGGTGGAACTTCGGCAATTACTGGTGAAGTTGCACGATGGGATTCCGCAACAAGTTACTTGTATCTCATCAATATGACTGGCACATTTACGTTGACAGAAATTATCACTGGTGCAACAAGTCTGGCTACTGGAACCTATGCAACTAAGATTACAACCGATGAAACTACAGAAACCTTATCAACAATTGATGCTGGTACATCTGATAAAGTAAGTAGTTCTAAACAGTTTGAGATTGATGCAGATTCCGTCTTTGACTTTTCTGAGTCGAATCCATTTGGAGATAATCCGTAATGTTTGGAACATATTTTTATCACCAGACCTCAAGAAAGATGGTGGTTGCGTTTGGTTCGTTATTTAACAATATAGAAGTTCGTAGAACTGATAGTAGCGATGCAGTAACCGAAGTTGTCAAAATTCCTCTTTCTTATGGGCCAAAAGACAAGATGTTGGTTAGGATCAGTCAAGATCCGAGCCTAAACCCAAAAGTAGCACTTACTGTTCCACGAATGGGATTTGAGTTGACCTCCATGACTTATGATGGTGCGAGAAAACTCAATACGATGGGCCGGAATGTTAAAAAGGGAACAACTGGACTCAAGAAACAATACAATCCAGTACCGTATAATTGGGATTTCTCCCTTTATGTGTTTGTAAAGAATGCAGAAGATGGAACACAAATCCTAGAACAGATCCTTCCATTTTTTACACCAGATTTCACAGTAACAATGACTTTGATTTCTGGCATGACTGTTAAAATGGATATTCCTCTGGTATTGAACTCTGTTACAAGTGAAGACAGTTATGAAGGGGATTTTGCAACTAGGCGATCCATTATCTGGACACTTTCTTTTTTGATGAAAGGGTTTTTATATCCATCTGTTACAGATAATGCAAAAATTATTACTTCTTCTGTTGTAGATACACACCTTATGTCTGCCGCAGCAGCTGCAGATCCGATATATATTGTTGCAGAGGATAGTACACCATACTCACAAAATTATATGATCCTAGATAAACATGAAATAGATGATGCAACACGAATACGAATGTTGTCGGAAGTATCAGAAGAGGCATCTTCTGCTGGACAAACAGTTAGTAGAACAACTGTTGAACCAACATCTACTGGTGCTTTAACAGATGAAGATTTTGGATTTAGTGAAACCTTTGAGTTCTTTCCACAAGGGAAAACATACGATCCAGTAGCAGAAACAGATAGTTAATGAAAAATGTTGATAAAGTAGTCGAGAACAGGATTGAAAAACATCTTGAGCTCGTTGAACATAATAAAGCGTATTATACAGAGGCTGAGGTTCTAAATACTTCAGAAGTTCTCCCTGCCACAATAGATGGAGAAGAAAAAGATACAGATTTTCGATATGCTCGTGAAAATATGTATCATATCATAGAACGTGGTAGAGATGCTATGGATGAACTTTTGGAGATTGCGAAAGCAGAAGAATCACCAAGAGCGTTTGAAGTGTTTGGTCAATTATTAAAAAATATGACTGATACACAAGAAAAATTGATGGAACTCCATCGCAAAAAACAAATCATAGAAAATGATGGAGAACGACAGGAGGTCACTAAAGCACAAAACGTGACTAATGCATTGTTTGTTGGTAGTACCGCCGAACTTTTGAAATTAGTTAAGAAAGAGATAAAATAA